TGTTCCTACTACACCACTTGTAGGAGATAATTTTTCATCTTCATTATCTTTTGCTTTTCCCCAAGCAACATTATTATTTTTGTTATATTGTTGCCATGAATCGTGTCTTGAAATCTTTCCCATTTTTATTGTCTTTTTGTTTTTGTTATTTATGAAACTTTTATTTTAATCCTCATCTTATGAATAAATTTTCCATGTTTTACCATAATCTCCTTGCCACAACTCAACAGATAATCCATTAGATCCTGACGGGTGTTTCCAAGAATATGATAATTTAATAACTCTATATCCATTATTTTCATTAATTCCAGCTAAAATAGAATTTAAAGTAATAGAACGAAAACATGGCTGTAAAAGTTTTGGTAAACTAGAAACCGGAATATCTATATTAACTTCTTTTCTAGGTAATATTAAACCACCTTTTACAGGTTTTGAATTAAAATCAATATTAAAATGTTTAATTATTGCATTTGCGACTTTCGATGGATCGAAATTTTCGGAAAGTAAGTTTAAATTATTTGTTTTCATTTCTTCTGAAATTATTTTTTTAATAATACTTCTTAGTTGCCTCATTTTTATTCTCTTTTTATTTTAGTTATTTATTAAAATTTTATTCTTCTTCAAGAAATGGTTCACATAATTCTGTAAAAAATGTATCTCCCAATGAATCCTCAAGAATATCTACAAAAGCTTGGGCTAATGTATCATAATCAATTCCGTATTTTTTACTTTTAGATAATAATGTTTTCTTAATTGTATTTGCCCATTTCTCATGCATCTTTTGTAAAACTGGTATGGCTCGATCTGCGATTTCGTCCACTATTTCAGAAGAATCAATATCTTCGTCAAATTCTTCCATGATAAGTTTTTTAATTATTTGTCTTAATTGACTCATTTTTAATTTCCTTTATAAAGGTATAAATATTTTTGTTAATATCCAAATTTTGTGTAAATACTTTATAATATTTATTTTTGTAAACCTAGTTTCTGAGGGTATACTGTATTTATTTTTAACTGTTATATATTATTATCATATATTAGAGATCTTTTAATGTAGGTACCTTAAACTTAGGCTACATCATTTAAACATGCCAATATTTCATTGATTGCAGGATGCCTATGATTTTCTTTAAATGATGCAATAAATACATGCTTACATTCATTAAACTTTTCAATGCATAATACTGCCGAATCAACTTTGTTTTTTAAATCTATTTGTCTATTATCTCCACAGAATATCATTATTGAATTCTTACCCAATCTTCCGATACACATTTCTAATTGAGATTTAGTAAGATTCTGAAATTCATCAATAATACATACTGCATCATCAAATGTTCTTCCTCTAAAATGTGATATTGAAACCAATTCAATTTCTCCTTTAACTTCCATGTCTTTTAACTTCTCAGGTTTATTATAAACCTTTCTCATATTATCTTTAATTGGAACCATCCAAGGTTCTAACTTTTCCTGCAATGTTCCTGGTAAAAAACCATTATCTTCATTTGATACTGTTGGTCTAGTTATTACTATTTTTGATTTTTCTTTCTTAAAAACCATATCCAATGCTATAGCAACTGCTGCCATTGTTTTACCTGTTCCTACAGGTCCTACCAAAAAGGATATTGGCGCATCTATTATTTGTGGTTTTGCTTCCTTTTGTTCTTGTGATAATGTTAAATTAAATTTAATCGGTTGTTTTGGTGGATGTACTTTTTTCTTATTCTCATTCTCAACGCCAAACGCCATAATCTACTTTATTAATTAATAAAAATGCTATCACGTATATATATTTTTGAAAAGTTTATAAAATATATTTATGTTGTGATTCTTAGAATTTGCTACTAGTTATTAAAATCATAATAAAAGACTTTTAATTTCATTTAAATTTTTACAACTAAAATATAATTTAAACTTATTATACATGCATGTACTGCCTACTCCAATATATTTTACTAACTCATACAATTTACAATCTGGGTTGTCTTTTATAAACTTTATTATATCATCTTTCTCAACATGAATATAAACGGGATTCAAAAAACCAATTCTATCTTTTGATATCTTACTATTTCTCTCATTATATTTTATTTCTCCATCTATTTCTCCGTATCTTTCACAAAACCATTCTTTTGAATATCTCTTATTTGCTTTTTGTTTTTGTAATAACCTAGATTCTTCCGAGTGATTCTTTCCAAACATTCCATTATTTTCTTTACTATTAATAATTTTCATCTTAGCAATAAATTGTTTTTTGTTTGGATTAAATGTAATATTATCTCCTCCAAATCCACCAATTCCTATATTATATGCAATTTTTTTATTATGTGCATTTAATTTCGAAATCCAATAAATTTCACGGTTTGCTAACTCTTCAGCATTGTTACATACTTCAATAATTTCTTTAATAAAATTATTTTTACCATATTTTTTAATTGCTTTTTTCAGTATTACTCCCGAACCATAATAATTGGGATTGTTTTTGATATCTTTACCAATATAAAATTTACCGTTAATGAGATTTGTTGTTTTATAAATTACCATAATATTATAGAGTTTTATAAGAATATTGTTGGTTAAACTAAAAAAAACGCCACCCATGCATGAGTGACGTTATAAATTAATTTAGTTTATTTTAATTAATACTATAATGTATGTAAACCTTCAATATACACCTTAGCGAAAAATTCAGGCCTAAGTAATTTTTTCGCAAATCTTGTCATTACACCTTTGCGTGGTGTGAAGTTGTCCGGATCTAACACTAAAGGAGTTGTTAACAACGGTACATACGGGGCGAAAACGGCGCCACACTCGAGGTATTGAGCTCCTCTATAACCCATTAACATAACATTTTCTATCATGTATGGATTCTTGTATACTGTCCAGCGGCTATTTATCATACCAACTTTCTGTACTCCCATTGCAAATGAAGATTTATCTCCATCGGTATCGGCTGCATATCCTGGTATTGATTCTAAAATTGTTGCTACCATCGGACTAACTACTGCGAAGTTTGCTCCACCTCTCATTGTCAATGTTGATACACGATTGGATACTTTTTGCATTTTTGTACCCAATGTCTGGAACCATGTTCCTTGATTGTAAGCTGCAACGTTAGCAGCTGTTTGTGCAAATGCATTGGATCCATTATACTCGTAACCCATTCTGCAAGACCAATAGTCTGTGGTTTCACAATTTGAAATTAACATGTCAAGCAATTCCAAATCAATTTCCATTGAAATGTACTCACCTAATACCGATGTTATTTCTGCTTCCACATCCATTGACTGCAATGCATTAATGTCTTGACTGAATTCTGGTGTCCATTGTGCTTTTAACTTTCTTGTCTTAGCAGCTATTGGCTCTGAACGGAATTGAATATCTACTTGAGGTATATCTAATGCTTGTTCACCTGATCCTGCTTGTGTCTTACCTTGTTCAAAATCACCTCTTGTTACATCTGTAGGTTGTTTATGGTAGTTAACTACAAATCTATCTGCAGCTGCTACAACTGATCCTGATACTATGAACTGTATTGTTTTAGCAGACTTATTATACTTTGTAAATTGTGGATATTGATCATATACAAATGAATTTACTGTATTTGATAATGTGAATGCACGTACACCCTCTAAATCTGGATTAGTTAATGCAGAACTAGATATTGTTACTTTAACCATATTGTAGCCATTGGCTACTAATGATTGGCTAAAAGATGTATCATAGTTGTAATCTGCTAATGCAACTGATCCTGTAGTATATGCTGTTGCTGATACTGCAGTTGATGGTTGTAATGCTGAACTTGAATAATCATTTACTGAATACCCAAATCTTCCTGCTCCATATAAACCTTGCGCTGGTGTAGGATAACCATATGTATTAGTATCAGTTCCTTTAGAAGAATCTGTAATACCAAATAATGAATCATCTTGATAGTTCTTTCCAGTTCCAGTATTAAATCCAGGTTGTCCTGTAGCATACTTGAAATCTAAATAGAATACTAATCCTACCGGTAATGTCATTGGTTGAACACTTACAAATTCTTTTGCAGATATTTCACCAAAAACTCTACGTACTAATGGCAATGCAATTCCTGACCATTCTTCTGATCCAGCTGCTGTTCCTGTGCTATTTGCTTCAGTAACTAATTGTTTTGCTTGATTTTCCAAAAGTACTGCAAAATTACCACGTTCTCTGGCATTTAAGCCTTCTAATAGTCCTGTCTTTCCCCACTTACCTTCCAATGCAGCCACATTCTTTTTCTGGTCTGGTTGGTTAGCAGCTGCGGATGTTAACAGTCCTTCTACTAAATTTGATTTTTTCATGTCTAATTAACTCCTTAAGTTATTTCTTTTTTATAATACCGGCCAATTCTTGCATCCTTGGCGAAAATGAAAATCCTTCTGTTACAGGTTTCAATACCAATTGTGATTTAGATGCATTCTCATTAACACGATTTCTGTTTTGTAATTTTTTATTTTTAAATGCTTCTGCTAATGAAGTGTAAACTAATTGTACTTCTCTTTTATTTGTAGCTCTGTCAAATTGATTTAAAATCTTAATTTGTTCTTCTTTCTTAAGATTTTCAGATCTTAATATTTTACCAGAATACAATAATTTTGCATTTAATAAGGCAACTTCATTTAATGTTTTCTTTAAATAACCTACAGCCTTCATAGCTTCATTTAAGTTACTTTTTAATTTCTTATTTTCAGATTGTAATTGTAATGGTGTTTTTCTTGAATTACTAGTAGTACGCAATGGTTTTCTATTTGTTCTTCGTCTTGACTCATTATGTGGATCTCTTAAATCAGATCCTCTAATGGCCGGATCATCTAGATAATCTTCTTCTTCACCTTCAGTCATTTCATCTTCCATACCAAAATCATCATCACCTTCTAATTCTCTAATTAAAGATTCTAACTCCATATCATCATCGGAATAATCATCCTCTGTATCGAAATCTTCATCTTCAAATAAATCATCTTCTGTTCCACCATCTGTAAATTCATCATCATAACCATCGTCTTCTGCAAACATGTCATCTTCAGTGTCATCGTCCATACCATCTAATTCTCTTAAAATTTCATCTAATTCATCATTTGATTCTGGATCCACTGGTTCGTCTGTTGGAAAATCTGGTTCTACTGGATCAGCTGGAGCTGGATCTTCACTTGGTACTTCTGCTGGAATTTCTTCTGTTGAAGCTTCCAAATCATCTTCATCATTGTCACCATCATCTTCAGCTAATTTATTAGAAATCATACCTCGTAATGTTGGTGTAAATGCTTCTTCAATTGCCATCTTTGCATTTTTTAAAGCTGCTTTTTTAACAGCATCAGCATCTGCGATAGCTTCTTTTAAAAGATTACTCATCTTTTTATTCCTTCTTATTTGTAATTGATTCTAAGACTATTCGAGTGAAGTCTTAATTGTATATTTGTATAAATTCCCTGTACGTAATGTAGATGTCGTACAATTAATCCTACTTATTAAAAAATAGGCACTTAATATTATATATTATTGTAAAAATAAAAACAATAAGTTTTTTTGAAAATATTTTTAATTTATTTTTCTTTCATACTAATTATATAATAAAGATCATACTTGGCATTTTTATTTCTCCATGTAATTGTTTTGAATGCCGTTTGCAATTTTGATCTTATATCAGTAAAAGTATCGTATATCTGTTCCGATTCTATATCTGTTTGTTTATGTTTAACTAAAAAATTAATTAAACCAGTATGATTTTCTATACTTACACCATATACGTCATAACCTTTCAATAACTTAGTAATATTAGAAGTTAAATCAGTTTCTTCTTTAATTAGATTGTATATTTTGGTTAATTTTAACATCGTAACCTTATAGATTTATTTTTTCAATTAGTTTTCCTCGTAATAATGCCTGTATCATCAACGCTATATTTTCCTTAGTGTGCCCTTTTAAATAATCTTCGTCAAATGCTACATCATAATCAAATGAAGGATCTTTGGACAATTTAGTTAGCAATTGTGAAACAAATATTCCAGGTAATGTAAATTTATATTGTTGATCATGAATATCTTCCTTAATCATTTTTCTGATTATCGGTCTTAATTTGTCTTCTAATATTTGTCTTTTGTTTTTCATTATATTTACCTTATTTTAACTTTAAATTCTTCTAATCTTTTTATTAATGGTTTCATTATTTCATCTATATCATCAAATGCAGTAATAAGATTAGATAATAGTTCATGTTCCTTTCCAGTTGTATAAGTACCAGTACTGGGATCGATCCATTTCATTGCCGGAGAGCCAGAATAGTTATCGGTGAAAATTTTAACAATAATAGAACGAAATCTTTTTAGTTCAGATTCAGTGGAGGAGAAACATTTAAATAAATCTGATATAATTTTATCAGTTAGCTTTTCTTGCCATTCAAATTTATCATTAGTTAACATTAAATCTTTTATATTTACTTCTTCATGGTGGTTGGATGCTCGTGTATTAGAAACTTTAATAGTAGCAATATCATTAACAATTTTTTCCACTACTCCTGTTCTGGTGATAGATTTTGTGATGGATTTTTCCTTCCAGTAAACATAAGATCCTACTTCTATTTTACCAGAAGATTCATTAAGTTTAGAAATTTCCTCAGCAATTATTTTCTTTAACATATATCTAAGTTTTATCGACATAATGACCTTATTGTGTTGGTTGTTCTGTTTCTGTACTAGTACCACCTGATTTAATATTCTTTTCTACAATCTGTTTTGCATAAGTATACGCATCTTTATCTAATTTCTTAAGTAACGATACCATAACTGCTGACATTTCCGCTTTTACATTTTCTTGAAATGTAGGATCCGATGCAAATTGTTGTGGTACTTGAAATGTTGTTTGTGATGGTTTACCTCCTCCATATATAGCAATCTTCATTGCAATAGTATCAGGAGATGTTTGAGGATCATAATTTAGATCTATATTTCCTGAGAATCCGCCATTTATGAATGTCATATCATATTTGGCTTTTTCTTCTTTAATGAGATTGTATATCTTGGTTAATTTTAACATTGTAACCTTTATGTATTTGTTGAACTAAAATGAACTAATTCTAATAAATCAGCTGCTTTTACCATTAATCTACCTTGCTTTGTTTTTTGTCTTTTTTCACTTTTATTTGTTATATTTCCAAAACTATTTATTTACATCTCGTACATACGTAAAATCTTCTTGTATGTAATACTCTGTTTCTTCGCCATACTGAGAATATTCTTTAAAACTATTTAAAACCTTCATTACCTTCTGGGCAATAGACTTATCAAAATATCCCTCATAGGCCCAACTAGAGCCACTACCCTTTGTTCTGTGATAAATTTTATAAAGTGGTACTCGCCTACTAGGTATATCTTCTTTCAATATCTTTCTTACCATAGGTCTTAATTTGTCTTCTAATAATTGTTGTTTTGTTTTCACTTTTTTTCCTTCTTGGATCCAGATTGCAGGCCTTCCCGTATTTCCGAATCTATGATTAAATACTACTGTTTCATGACCTTTAATGGCTTTATATTGATATTCATTTCCATCGGGATCTTTAATTATTTTAAAACCTAATGTTTTCAATGAATTTATAACACGATCAATCTTTTCAGAATCTTCATCAGATTTTGCATGAAAGGATGATTGTTTTATACCTGCGGATTTAAATACTTCTTTTGGTGTCATGTTTCATTACTTTTAATATGCTATTCTATACATATATTCAGCATCAACCATCATATGATTTAAAAGTTTAGTAATCTCTTCTAATGTATCTAGATCTATTACAGCATTACGAGTTGTATATTGTGTTATATGATCCTTACTTAATTTTTTTATTTGTTCCTCTGCAGTAATAACTAATGTTCTGGCCTGCTTCATATTCCTATAAATTTCAGATTTTTGTTTTTCAGCATCTTTCTGTAAACTTTTACTATCTTCGGATTCTTCCATGATAAGTTTTTTAATTATTTGTCTTAATTGACTCATTTTTAATTTCCTTTATAAATGTATAAATATTTTTGTTAATATCCAAATTTTATGTAAACATTTCTATTAATTCTACTGCCAGTTCTTTCATATCCTTTTCAGTAAACTCATCTATAAATGAAATAGAATGATGTAAATGTTCTGCCATTTGTTTCATCTTTCTATTATTATCTTTTATTCCTAAGTTAACTGCAATGGAATCTGTTAATTTTTCTTCATCAATAATTCCGCGTTTAAATTGTCTTAGTGCTTGTATACAATATGCTAAATCTACTTTATAAGCCTCTCTTACCGGTCTTTTTTTTTGATTCAGTTACAAAATCACTGGTTGTATCCATTGCAATTGGATCATCTATTTCATAATAGGTTTCCAATACTCTTCCTATATCATTATATGCTGCTTCTAATCTTTGTTGCAATTGGTATACTTCACCTGCTGTTTTTTCAAATATTTTATAGGAATCATTTAATTGTTTTAAATGTTTATTTACTGTAACATTATCAAACCATTGATCTGTTTCTTTAAGTGTAAATTCTCCTGCCATTTCTACAAGTTGTTTTATTTCTTCACAAACTTGCTTCATAGCTTTAGATTGCTTAAGTGTTTCTGAGTAACTATTAAATGCTCTTACTCTTTGTTCAAATGCCATTCTATCCTCAGGAGAATATTTTACTTCTGGCTCTTCAGACATTCCAAAATTTTCGTATAAATCTAGTAATTTGTATTTCATATTATCCTCTTAAGATATTTCTTTGCCATATATAAGTGAATCTACAACAATATATGTATGCTTATATTTTCCTTCTAAAACTTCAAAATAACACATTCTTCCATCAGCTCCTAAACATTTTACTTTAACTGCTGGGTATTCTCCTTCTGAATCTGTCCATGTATAAATAGAACCAGGTTTTGTTTTCCAATTGCTATTTTGCATTCCATTTAAATTATTTAGATCTAAAGTAGTATCATCGCCTACTACTGGATGAGGTTTTAATCTCACGGTTTCCTCTTTGATCAACTTCCTGATTATAGGTCTTAATTTATCTTCTAGTAATTGTCTTTTTGTTTTCACCTGTTTTCCTTCTTGTAAATCAATTGGGCGACCATACCCATCAAATGCTAGCCATTTTTTAGTTTTTTCGACAAAAAGATATAAATAATTTTGATCGAAATTAGATATACAATCTTTTAAATTACTCCATTTTTCTAAATTATCTCGAAATTCTCCACGATCCCTTCCATAAAATGTACAAACTTTGTCACCTGTATCATTAAAATTATGTTTTTTACCTATGTCATATCCTAATGTAGATATGCCATATTTTCCCAATTTTAACAATTGGTTAACTTTATTATTATCTTTATAACTAGTACTCAATACTTTACCAGCATGTTCAGGATAACCATCATTATGTAAATATGTGGTTATAACTGTATTATTTGTTTTTATTATACCAATACAAGCTCTTGTGGACATTTACTATCTTTTCTTTTTTGATTCAATAAACCTTGCTAAATCAAGTTGTTCTTTTCTTTGTTCTGATTTTTTTTTAAAAGAATTCTTTTCAAATAAAATATTGATTTTATCCGATTCTTTTAATTGTTTCTTCCAATTTCTTATACCATATCCTAAATCAGTATTTCTTATATCTGATGCCATAGGTGATCCTGGTACTATTACATCGAATTGTCTTTGTTTTTTATCTTTTTTCATTAATGTTAATTTAACTTTTTAATTTATTTTTATTATACTTTATCTAAAAGTTTTTGTAAAAAAGCTTTTTTATCATCAGGTGAATCATATCTATATCCGGCAAGTGTATTCTTTTCAGCACCTATATATCTATCATATTCATGAACTATTGCTTTATATAAACTTACATACTCTTTTAGAGTGGAAAAATCAATATTGGCTAATTCTGGAGTTTCTAAATTTGTATTCGAATGATAACTATTTTTAGTATATGTAATTAAAGTATCAAAATTAATTTTTGAAGCCTCAGTTATTTTTTGTTTTAGAATATCTAATTTTTCTTTAACTGCTTTATCAATTTCAGAAGTATTTTTATTTAATTTATTTTTCCTTAAAATTTCTTGATATCTATATTGATTATCACTTAAAATTTCTGCTGCTTTCATTAAAAATGTAGCACCATATTTCGAGTTTTGCCTGGACGATATTAAATCATCAGTTGCATATTGTTTTAATACAGATAATTTTATTATTAATGCTTTGGCATCTAATTCTGTTGACAATTTTAATATACTTAGTTTACCATCATATGGTTTATCATATTTTTCTTCTGCTGTCTTCCATTGTGAAAATTCACCGTATCCATATAAAAACCTCTTACCGACTGTTACTAGTATTCTTCCTGGCCAAGAATATATAGAATTATCTCGCGAGGCTCCATACCTACTATATGTAGTTGGTTTATATTTAATTACATGTTTTTTAGTAGTAAGCCATATAATAGCATATTGATCATCTTTTATATATTGTTTTATGCTATCGTCTCCGGCAGCGGATATTTTTACCTCTTCGTCCGGTATTTTATCCCATGCAACACCTTTAAATAATTTACTACCCTTAGCATCCCAGGTTTTAAATGTGGATAAGTCTTTGGCAAATTGAGCTAATTTCTTTGATTGGAACATTTCATTTAGTTTTTGACGTTCTTCTGAAATTATTTTTTTAATTATTTGTCTTAATTGACTCATTTTTAATTTCCTTTATAAAGGTATAAATATTTTTGTTATTATCCAAATTATTTTAAAAATTAACACAACATTTTCCTGACATTTCGCATATCAAGTCATGTATTAATTCGTTTATTTTATTATCTGTTTCATTTATTGTTTTTATTACTTTTGATTCAGTTACTCCCGAAACTTGTTTTAAGAACGCGCCATGTGTACTAGGCGTAGATACTGCATCCCAACATATTAATTCAAAATCTGGTTCGATATAATCAATATTAGGATTATCTGATTCTACCAATTGTGTTACCGAACCTACTCCTCTACTTGAAATACCTACTGTGTATTTTCCTTCAAATAATGTTTTTAAAATATTTCCTGAAGGTGTTCCTAAAATTTCTAGCTTACCAATTACGTCATCACCATCCCACCATATATCAACGATATTCCAACAAACATTCTTAAGATTCACAACAGAAGTTTCAGGATGGTCTAATTCACCATATGCTCTTCTTTGTGCTACTTCATTTTGAAGATACTTTTGAATCTCCCTATCTAATATATGTTTAGGATAAATCCTTCCATTTTGATTAGGAGTATTTGCAGCCTGTATCTTTCCTTGTACTACTAACTTACCATTAATAGTATCAATTGATGAAGGTTGAAATTGTTGTGTCTCAATTAAAATTTGTTTCATTATCTATGACCACATCTCTTTAATTCGTATTGAAATTGAATTTAATTTCTCAGATATTTTACCAAATTTTCTAGTTGTATCTTTCCAATAAACTTGATCTTGTCCAATTTCTGTTTTCAATTTTTTGGCATGCGCCATTAATTGTTCCACTTCTTTTAAACGTTTATATATTTCCTGGAAATTACCATTTATCTTTTCTTTCTCTGTTTTATCAGGATTATTCTTATATGCATTATAACTTATTTCTGTTATATTATTTGGATTAACAGAATTTAATTTATGTTGTCCTTTTAATTTCTTCTTATAAACAGGATCATTTATATTTCTTTCTTTACCACCTGTAAATGCCTTTGGTGTAAGATATACTTCACCTTCTCCTGTAGACATGTCTTCTTCAAGATCTTCCATTTCTTCTTCTACTATTCTTCTTATAAGGTTTCTTAAATTTGACATTTATTTCTTACCTAATAAATTAATTAATTCACAATATTTAAGTAAAGCTGATACGTGATCACTTTTTACTTTTTTCGTTAATTCTATTGTTTCTAATAACTTTACCAATTCTTTAAGCTTAATCTTTTGAACTGGATCTATATTTTTTATTTTAATTATTTCAGTTAATTGCGTTTTTTGTTTATTTGCTTCTAACTGCACAAATCTTAGGAATGATTCTGTAGTAGTATTTTCATTAACATACTTAGCTAAAATCTTCTTTTGTTCTGGAAGGAATGAAGAATACTTTGAATTAAATTTATTAACGATTGTTTTAAATACTAAAATAGATTCATCTCGATCTTTAATTTCATTTAATAATGAATCATTAAGTTCGGTAGTTTTTTGTATAGAAGGTTTCGATGTTATGTATTCTTTAATAACCTGATGATTATTTAAATATTCTTCTGGATTGGAAGATATATTGTAATTTAATACTTTATAAATAGATGCATATAATTTATACTTTTCAACATTTGTATTGAAAAATTCTTTAATATTATATTTTTTATTTAATTCTCCAATTAAACGATACTTTTCTGTTTGTAATTTTTTTAAATCAATTTTTCTATAAATATCTTTAACGGCATCTATTAATTTATCTGAGATACTTTCTTTTCTGTTGGGTTCGGATAAAGTTTTATAAATCTGAAATTCTTTCAATAATTCAGAATCTTTCTTAAAATATTTTTTTATTATAGAAAGAGCAGGTTGTTGTTTGTTTTCACTTAGTACTTCAGAAGTTACGTTCTTTACTAACACCTCGAAGATGAAACCAGTATTTCTATATTTACTATTCTTAAGTTTTCTCATTAAGTATGCCTAGATCAAACAATTTTTCTATAATATGTATTAATAAATAATGTAAAACATGTTAATCTTCTATACTTTCATTATCTATTTTTAAGGTTTCACGCAAAACTGAATATTTTTTACTAATTTTTGAATCTAACTTTTTATATGTTTTACCATTTGCTTTCAAATCTATTTTTTTCATTAATGATTCTATTTTATTTAGAGATTTCAATCCAGATGGATCACGACCTAAGATTTTATCTTTATCTGTTCCAAATGTCCCAGGTTTTTTAGGTTGACCTAAATTGTCATGTCTTCCATCATCAGGGCCTGTATCTTCATTACTTGTACCAAAAACTTTATCTGTGGATTTACCTGAATCTGGTATCTGTGTTATTGCGCCAGTTTGCATTGAAACAATATCATGTGATGTACCAAATGATTTTCCAGTAACTAACGGATCATTACCTTCTTCTACTATTTGTTGTAATCTAAATCTATATTTAGAATCCTCGATTATTAAATCTCTTTCTGACTTCCATTGTTGTTCAGACATATTGAATATTGATTCATATATATGTTTATCTGAAAATAAATTATTTTCACGAATAGTTCCTACTGCAGTTAACTGTTCATTTAATAAATCTATTTGTTGTCTTTGATAAATAACCGATGAATTAGTAAGTTTTAATTCAAAATTAATTAAATCAGCCTTATCAAATCCCTGTGATATTAAATGTATGTAGGCTATTTTATATAATTCAGAAATAAATATTTTTTGTACTCTACCAATTGTTTGTGAAAATCTCATATCCTGAGCAGATAATATGATTTTATCTCCTGCATCTTCATCATATGATAAATAAGCTTTAGGTATTTTCAATGCACTAAATAATTTATTTAAAAAATAATTTATATCTTCAATCGCTCCTTCATTTTGTAATCCTTCTAACGTAGTTACATCAGAACCAGATTCTCCGCCCCTTACTGGAACAAATATATCTTCCAATGAATTTTGAACATTATATTTTAAATTATAATCACCTGTAGTTTCATCAATATATGGAACTTTTTTAATCTGCATTACAACTTTCTCAATATATGCATCTACTTCATTTGGTGGAATCGAACCTACATCAATTTTAAATATTCTTTTATCTGGAGCACGCATTATTCGTTGCAACATCATTGATTCTTCCATCAATAATAGTACTTTAAAATTCTTCCTGCAAGGCTCGATTATTGATTTACCATACGGTAAAAAATGTGTATCTGTTAGCAATCTAAAATGTGCTAACTCATATTCTTCAAATGAATTATCTGAATTTGTTCTAGTTAATGGCATTCCTTCAACTGTAAATTTAACTCCAGGAACTCCCGAATCTTTGTCTACTATATCCTCATATCTTTCTATCATAATAGGATGTATAGGTATTACATTAACTATACCCACCTCCTCTTTAATATTCAGATATAGAAAAAAGTCTCCGTATTTACATAAATTTCTGATCCAAGACCATGCATTAAATTCTATATTCATTACATCATAGAATAAATTATATAGAACTTTTTGTATTTCAATATTATCCGAATTAATTTGTAATATTTCATGATTCATTGGATCTTCCATAATACATGCATCTGCATATATATCTAAAGCAGAAGCTATTATTGAATCTTGATCCATCATTTCATAATCTTGATACATTTTCGTACGAAGTGCACGCGTATCAATACCTCCAGTAGATCCTAATAATGATAAACCATTTCCAATAAATCCTCTATTATTATTACTAGAATTTCTCCATAACCATTGGTTATTTTGCATTGTATTGGCACCAACAGATTGAATCTTGTTGACATCTAATGTCTTTAATCCGCCACCAGCAGTTTTTGTAATTATAATATTTCTTGAGAATAGTTTTTTAAGTGTATCTTTAAACGACGCCATGCTTTAATTATTTTATAATTTTTATAAGTTTAATCTTATTGGACTAAGCCTAAGTCCTTTATTGATTACTGTAATTTCACCAAATTCTTTTTTCAATATATTGTAAGAAGCATTTACATCAGCATTTATTAGTCTACCAGTTTTTGAAACAAATAATCCTCTGTGAATTCTTTTTCCAAGGTAATTCTCTTGTTTACAAATATCTTCATTATCTAAGAAACTACATTTTGAAGTATAAGATTCTTCTCTTTGAATTAAAGTAATTCCTTCTTCATTTAATTTATATTTTAAATACTCTAACATTTTAGAATGTGGAATATATACAAACTTTTGATTATTTACTTTTCCGATATTTACTTCTTTCTTCCAATTTTTATTCAATCCTATCACAACATCGGAAATATTATTTTCTATACAAATATTGGTAACCATTCTGGTTGCCTTATGGATGTAGTCTTTAACCTTATTGTTTCTTTTAATAGTAAGTGACTCTAGCTTGTTTGATGAATACTTTTTTGGAAATTGTAATTGTAATTCTGATTGTAATTTTGCTTTCTTTTTGTTATAATACTGGTTTATAGACTTTAATGGACGTCCGTTAATGATTACTGGAGTAAAATCCTTTACATTTGAAGTTAACGTCATTAAATTGTCTATTCCAATGTCTATGGAAATCTTATTTTCATTTGCTACTTTTTCTTTTACTTTTGTTTTATAAATTATTTCTAAACTATATGTTTTATTTGAACATGGTATTATTCTTATATTTTGAAAATTCTTTATGTTTGTTTTTATTGGTTTAAATCCAGTTTTCTTTGGGAATGTTATATAACCATTCTTAAGCTTACATTGTTGATTTGTAAAAACTAGTAAATTTCTTCCCTTTGTTTTGTCTTTATATTTTGGTAATCCTGGTTTACCATTGAATTTACTTTGAGTTTTACTTTGAGTTTTACTCCAACTTTTTATTGATTTAAAAAATGATTTCCAATTTCTTTCTAACAAAATCAAAATTTGTTGAGAACTGGCAACTGGTAAAGACCTATAATCTATATCATTACTTTCTTTTAACAATTTATTTATATCATAATACTGTAACCATTTTCTATTTGTTATAAACTCTTGTCTTACTATATAGTTAGCTTTATTATAAAGGTTCTTTGACAGAAAACATAGTTTGTCTATTTCCTTATACTGAGGATTAGATTTTTTAATTAGTTGTTTTTCTGTTTTGGTCATTATATCATATATGTATTATTTATCTAAACCGATAACATAGTTTTATAGTAACCATTTTAAACTTTCAACGGATTGACCTGTTTGCATTTGCCAAGGATTAGGTCCTACATGTTTAGATATATATATTGGCGTAGATTGACCAAAATGGGTAATTGCCTTCTTTGTTAGTTCCAAACCTTGCTGACGCATTTTCATAGTAGTATCTCTCATATATAAAACCATCGCGTCACACATTACTAAATCATCATTATAACCATATTGAGCTTGCGCTTTCGAATCTTTCCATATAAAAACTTCATATTGATTAATTAATCTTCTAGAATATCTAATAGGCGATTTATCTACATTGTAATATGTTTCAATTTTGGATATCATTACCGGTCGAGTTCTAGTTGTTGTAGTAAACCCAGGAATCATATCTTCTTTTTGTTTTAAATCGTAATTTTTTCTAATATGTTTCTCTGGATCCATATATGGATCATTTTGATATGAATAAAATAAATTAGGATATTGTTTATCAATGATTTCCTGTATTGTATCCCAACCTATATTTTTATTATCTGGTACTAGCAATGCTTGATTCCATTCGTGTCCTACTGCACATAACATTCTTCCAAAATCCCTAGTTCCCATCTTCCCTACAAATTCTGCAACTTGTTCATTATTTACAATATCATACACTTCAAACGCAGAATAATCAGATCCATCTCCTCTAGAAATATCTGCAGTTATAATATAATCTGTATTATACTCAGGATATTTCCAATACCAATAATCTCCTCCAGGTCCTGCCTGCGCTATAGGATCTTTACACATCGATTCTTTATAATATTTAATTACTTCCGCCTCCATTACTGTATGCCCTGAAGTTTCAAAAGAACAATCTGTTTCTTGTGCTGCAATTCGTGGGCCTAGTAATTTTGTTTGTTCGTCTCTCCACGCTTGATCTCTTTCAGGATGTAACTGCCATGGTAATGAAATCAGATTAAATTTACCTAATCCATCTCCTTCAGAAGTTCCTTCTAATGCTCTTGCACACATTTGATGAAATAAATTACCCACTCCATTAGGCGTTGATAATAATATAGCTGATCCTCCAGTTGCTAATGTTAATTGTGCGGCAGCCCAGATCTCGTCAACTCCCTCGATGAAGGCACAATTATGACTAATTATACCATTTGAGTAATATTCATTTTTTCGTTTAACATTTATTGGATCAAAAACTTCAGTTTCTTTTTCTATAATTGTTATTTCTGCAACTATTTTTTCGTTTGAAAGTTCATCCCCGATATTTAAATATTTTGCTTCAATAAATTCATCATCCCAAAATTTAATTAGATGATTATCTGTACATTTAATAAAAGTATTGTCTGTAAACGTAATATGATATATTAATGATTTAACCGAAGTTTTGATACCATCAAAATCACTCCAACCTGACGGAGTTAAAATTTCATATTTTGTATTTTTTATAATAGATGTCATAAAAATTGTTCCATTGGTTTTTTTAACATAGTATGTACATCATAATCAACTAATTTTGCATTTTCATGAAACCATTCATCACTAATGATGATATAATTGTATTTATTTTCCTTGCACCATTCTTGAGCATAAAAGAATTTAGATTTATTTTTCTCTGTATCTTTTGTTGAATTAGGTTTTATTTCATATATGATTCTATTTTTTTCATCCACAAAATCAGTAATATATATATGTTTTTCATCATTCAAAAAATAGGGTATTCTTATTTTTTCATATATAACATTCGTATTTAATAAATAAAAAACAGCGTCCCATGTACTTCTGAATTTTTTTATACTTCCATCTCTTAAAACTATGTTAGCATTCCATCTAGTCCAACTATTAGTTATACACGGTGTGAATTCTCCTGAAGCTATTTTATTCTTCATTGTAATTGAAAGCTTTCTGTATCCTTCTTTAATATTAGGATTATTTTTATATTTTTCTTTATAATCAGGAGTTGATATAGTATTTTTATATGATTGTTTACGTTTTTCAATAGTATATTGTGAATCTTTTCTATTATTATGTTTTGACCAACAAGATTGTGTACAATATTTCTTTTTTGTCTTTTCATTTTTTAAAAAACTGGTATTACACCCAATACAAATTACTGAAATAAATTTTATTTTTCTTATATTTGTTTCCCAGTTTTGTTTTAAAATAAGTGATGTGTGTTGTGAATTACATTCTTTATCTCCACAAGTTTTGGATAAACACACTTTTGTTTTTTGATATACTAAATTTTTTTTATTGCAATATAAACAAATTTGTTTTGTTGTCAAATCATTTTCAATATAATATATCCTTTCTCTAATAGTGGTTTTCTTATTAGATAAAAAATTTGTTTTTTGTAAAATTTCTTTATATAAATCCATTAAATTTTCTTTGATAAAAAACTCTTTTGTATTTACATTTGTGTGTAATTGCTTACCAGTTTTTATATTATTTCTTTTGAAAAATAATTTCTCTTCAATTAATTTTTTTAAAATATCATTCGTCATTTTTAAGCCTATTATTCAATTCAGAAATCTTAATATTTTCTATTTTACTAGTTTCTTTATTTCGTACAGTAACAATTGTGTCTCCTTCTACACATTCGTCCATTACTAATAAAGAACATGCTTCAGATCTAGCTGCGTTTCCTGAACTTGATATTGCTTTTATTTCCGAACCATTTGCAAATTTCAAGCCCATTTTATTATTTTCCAAAACAGGTTTTCTTAACCAGGAAGGAAAATTCTCATGCATAATTTGTACTTTTTGAACTAAGTTTTTAGCTGTTTGTTGATTAGTACAAATTACTACTACTTTAAAATCATCTTGAAAAAGCATTCTTACGAGAGCGAAGAATGCAACGAGGGTAGAAATACCCATCTGTCTTGACTTAACAATTAAATTAAGTCTATGTTTAAAAAATTGTTGGAGTGTTGATTCCTGAAATGCGAATAAATTAAATAGAATCTTACCACGGACAGGATGCTGTATCTTAGCATACTTCTTTGCAATATATATTGGATCCTTGGCACATTTTGCAAATTCACTTTTTACTAGTGCCTTTAAATCTTGCGAGGACAAATCATTACCTCATCAGTATAAATGTTAAAAATGTACCAAAAATAATTCCACCTATTGTACCGTAAATTCCACGTTTTTTAACTTTTGATAAATATAAATTATCCTGTAAGATAACATTATGTTTAATTGTAACGTCACGTTCTAGTTGATTTATAATAGATGTATCTCTTAAGATTATTTCATTGTATACAGATAGTTGATAATCTTTTTCAGCAATAATATGTGATTGTAAATCAATACTATCATTTAATTCTTGTATGGCAGTTCCTATACGAACTATTTCTGGTTTAGTGAAACACATTAATGAATCACCTATAATTCTTTGTGAAAAGAGATTACAAGATATAAATAATATTATTACTATAAAAATATTTTTCATTTATTTTAGTCCCTTCAATATTTTCATTGCCTCATCTAAAGTCAATGTATCTTTTTTTGCATTTTTTACCAATGAATCCAATCTATTTTGTGATTGTTTAATATCATTTATCAAAATAATATTTTCATCTTTATTTTTCTGTACTATAGAATCAGTTTGAATTGTTGTTCCTGATTCATAAATTGCTAATTTTGCCTGAAGTTGATCTCTATCAGACTTTACATTTAAATACATTGTTAATATTACTACTGATAATAATATACCTCCTAGATTTGTTAATCCCGGAACTGACATTATTGTAGAATATATCTTTTTTAGTTTTGAAGGAGTGATTTTTGTATCTGTGCCTTCATTCAATATTTCCCTTTCATTAGGAGGGTTGGTAGGAATTACTTTTTTTTCATCACTCATTGGCAACAACCTCCTCTTTTTTACTTAAATTAAGTAATACTTTATCTCGCGTTTCATAAAAATCTGTTTTCAATCTATCTATTATTTGTTGGTTACCTTCTGTTGTCCAATTTTCAACATTACCATCGGCATCTTGGACGAATCCCATATTACCACTTTCTAAATTTTTACACATTTCTAAAAGTTCTTTTTCAACTTCATTAAAATATGCTTCTGCGTTTTTATATTGTTTTGATAATGCAAAATCATTCATTTTTCCAGATAATCTTAACTGAGTATCCTCCTCGAAAACACAATCAGCACACATTCCACGTTTTAATCTGAATTTTTGATCTAATCTAGTTGTACCTTTACATGTACATGTTTCTTTGGGACAATTAGGAAAAGAATATAAATAATCTTTGGCTTCTTGCATTCTATCTGATACATGATAATTTTTTATCTTATATCCTTTTTCTTGTCGCCAATGAGTCTCTTCTTTAGTTACTGGATCTATTGTTATCCAAGTTTCTCCTACTTCTCTTGGTTTTCTAGCTTCAATTGCTTCTTGTGATTCGCCAAAAGAAAAACTTTTTCTGGTTTGCATTCTATGTGTACCATCAAGCATTTGCTTAATAGCCTTAATATTCTGCAGTTTACTCATATTTTAATTATTTTATTGTGTGCGTTTTAATTGTGATACAGCTAAACTTAATACATCTGCTGGAATAGACATTTTACTGCATAACCATAATAAAATTCTGATCTTTTGCCTTGATGTTAGTTTTGAAGCTAATTCAAAAATTCTATTATTTATTTTTTGTTTTTCTAGAGCAGTTGTTAATTGTTGTACTCTGTTATCCTCTGTAGGAGCTGCAGCTTCCTCTGCTTCTTTTATTAACTTGCGTAGTTTTAAATTCACTGTTTTAGTCCTTTTTTATATACTATATATATATATATAACTAAAAACCCGTAAACTATCTTTTGTAACGATAAAATCCTAAAATTTGATTTATTGGTGCAAATATACCTGTTAGTTTATATTCATTGCCTTTATAAATAAAAACTATTCCTTCCAATGGAACAATACTATTGTGACTTCCTAAATTAGTAAATTTATTTAATTCATTTTTTATTTTTAGATTATTTAAATCTCCTTGCTCTCTTAATGGTACATTTACTGTGTATTGTGTATCATAAATTACATTATTTATAGTTTGTTCAGGTCTAGTTGAAAGAGTTTTATTAACTGTCTTTAATGTTAATACACCTAATTCTAAAAATATTTCTTCTAAATTCGAAGATAATTGTTTATTTATACTAGGTACTTTTGTATCTTCAAAATTCTTAATAGAATATGAATAATTTTTAAAATTCTTTTCATTTATCCTAACATCTTTTATTCCTTTTGCCCATCTATTAATTAAAATTTCTTGTTGTACTCGTGTTATATACGGAAACGATTTATAAATTTCATTATTCCATCTGAAATAATAATAATCTGCAATGGTATTTCCATACCCAATTAAAGATCCTGTACTAGTCATAATTTCTTCTAATAGATCTTTAAAATAATCATGATGTCTAACTTCTTGTTCTTTTAATGTAATTTCATTATGAGGAATTATTTCAAAAGTATTTGCCTTAGTAGCATTATTTTCTTCTAAAATTCTATAAATTAGTTTTCCTGCTGCAGGATATGTTTTTGACACATTCCATCTACAATCATATTCAAATAAACCGTGTAACTGAATAAACGGTTCTCTATAATAATCAATTACATTTTTAGTTGGTGGATATACTATTTCCAAATTTAGATATCTAAATCCATTATCAAATATATCTGTTAATATATCTTTTGATAAATGCGCAAAAGAAGTATTTAAATCTTTTAGTGCATGAACAAATGCTTTTTGTACTTCTTCTCTTCCTTCAAATTTATTTGAAATTTCTGAAATAGACATTGGATTTTCTAAAGTTTCTTTATTTCTGGCTGCTTTAATTTCACCATCTTTATAAGTTACTTTAAGATTTTGTCCATCTGGTTTTTCAGAAACATATCGTTCTTGATCTAAAGTACCATTTAATGTTCTTTTAATTATTTCTTTTAGATCTCCAAAAGTTAGATCTAAATTTTCCCATGGATGCATTAAATGTTTATTTGCTCCTCCTGGAAAGGATAATTCATTTTTTAGTATACTCATTTCTATTATTTTTATATTAATTTATTTTGAATTATATAATATAAATCTGGTTCCCACCAACCCATTAATGATTCAAAATTCGTAGGATGCAGATCCGGTATTAGATTTCTCATTAATGTTCCGGATATCTTCCCATACTCAGGATGAATATATTCTGTTGGAGATGATAAATAGAACCCGTGTAATGATAATGGAAGTATAATATTCGGCGTATATGGTTGGAAATATCCAGGTGTTCCATCTTTTTTAATTGGTCTTATTCTTTCAACATCTTTTTCTCCTAACATAAATACTATCATAGTATTATACGGATCAAATTTAGCTATTAATTCTTCAGCTTTATATGGATTCTTTACCTGGACTATTTTATCTTCTGGTATTTTATTCTGAAGTATTATTTGTTTCTTTTCCTCAAAATTAAATGGACAATCTGAATTATTAGTTATGTTTGAAGTTACTATATAAGTATTTTCTTCTCCAAATTTTTCTTTTAACCAAGTATAGGCACCATAATGGTTAAGACCGAAAGGTTGAAATCTTCCAGGATAAACTGCTATTATTTTCATTTAATTAATTTTATTTCAAGCAAAATAAATAATATATTTCA